CTAACCTTGCTACGAATATTGGCTAAAGTGCCCATTCAGACCGCCTATGCTGCGTAGTCCTGGATTATGAAACGAAACACAGGAACGCGCTCGGGCGGCGCTCTACCTTCTGTCAGAAGGTTTATGTTTGCGTCGGAATGTTTCCAGTCGCAGCAAGATAAATCAGCTTCACCGTTGAGCCATTCGGCTACCCATTTAGGTACTGTATAGGTTTTTCCGTCTGTCATATCAATCTTAAGAAAGCCTTGAGCATTCTTGGCGTTTGGATCTCGTTTGTACTTGCGTAACGCCGTCATGTAACGGCCACCCGGCTTAGCACGGTATACAAACGTACCCTTTACTAATCTTTCGTCCTCAATGCGCTTCTTTTCCATTGCCGAAAGCTCACGAATGATCGGAGCGGGAGCCGGCGCTGCTGCTGCTACAGCGGGTGAAGCCAGGGCATCCATGATTGGAGATGGTGCCGGTGCGGTGACTTCCCTCGTTATCCCAGCAACTGCCATTTCTGGCTGTGTAGTACTAGAGATTGGCACTGTATCTACCATCGTTACAGGCATTTTTGCGCTATCAGTGGCTGTCATTGTGGGTGTTTGCATAATTTCTTCTCTCTCTTGTGTTTCAGGGGTTTTTACAACCTCCTTAAACTCATATTGTACGTGCTCTTGTTTCGGCCTATTCTTGGCCCCTTTTGGTCTTCCCATATTTTACCATACGAAGAGAGAGAGGGCCGAAGCCCCCTCTCAAATTTATCTTTACGGGAATACTGGCAGTGTTCCGCTATAGTATTCAAATGATTTCGATGCTTCCCAGTAGAGAACGTCGCTTGCTGCGCCGCAAACCGCCGAACCTACGTTGATAGCAATGATAGCCTCATTAGCCGTCACACCTGTTGTAACAGTAGGAATTTCTCCCACAGGTACAGTTTGTGCAAAAGTAAGAGGATACGTGCTATCTCCAGGGAATGCAAATGCAGTGAATCCACTGGTATCAATATCAACTGTTATGGTGTTGGTTGTGGTATTGATCGCTGTGATCCTACCCACCTTGCCATTCAGTTGAATCATCCCATACTGAGCGCCGAGGAAAAATTGAATCTTTTCTCCAACTTGATAGTCATGCGTTACACTGAGCGTCACAACAGCCGAAGCCGCTTGTGTAATCGCTGTGATATAACGTCGGCGAGGTGCCCAAACAGGATCGTAGAACACCTTACGGTATGAACCTGCTGTTACAGCCGCTCCCATGGCTACGCCATAGCTAAGCTCGAAGCTTGTATTGGTCACGATAGTGCCAATCGTGAAATCCATACCAGCAATCTGCCTAGCTCCCGTAGCTGTGACGATGCGCACTGTATCACCAGCAATCAAACCAGCTGTACTGGCTGTTGAAACTACAGGTGGGGTTGCGCTTGTAATGGCCGTCAGCGTGACCGCTGAACCTAAAGTCTGGTCAATGGTGTTGATGAGCGTGTAGCCACCGCTAGTCGCGATTGTTTCATTCATCGCGCTAGAGGAGTTTGTTTTAGTTCCAGTATAGGCGTATCCACCTAAAAATCCTCGACGCCACTCGGATTTCACCACCCGACCAGGGTTTTGAGTAGTAGCCATTTGAGTGTAGTTTAGAATAGAAAACCTATCCGGGCTAAAACGCAGTGGTACGTTGAAAGCAACGCCCCCTGAAGTATAAAACCCGCTAATGGGTGTTTCTTGTAGTCCAACCATGATTAGCTCCTTAGCGTTGCACGCAGGTTAAAGATCCAATTGGTATTGGTCAGTTTAGGGGCCTGCGCAAATACGAAGCCAGATGTGCCATAGAGCCACAACGGGCCGCCTGCGATCTGTGGTGGGCTATAGCGATACTGTACGGAATACCCGTCAAGGTCGACATAGCAAGCTGCTTCCATGCCCTGGCAGATGATGTTCTCTACTGTGGCACCTAACGCCGACGCATTCGCCGACTCTGGCCATAGCGGTGACAGAAGAAAACGCAGGTTGGAGATAGCACACCATTCTTCGCGTAACACCTGATCCATCGAAGGATATGCGGCTACGTTCTGGAATCCTGTGATCTGCCTTAGGTCGGCAATCATATTAGTGCTAGTTTTAGCCCAATATGCATCGCGGGTGGGGCCTGTACCAAATTTCAGATCGCCTTCGATGTTATCCATGATAAACTCGGCGCTGTTGCCTCGTAGTAGCATGATGACATCTTCGATATCCGCAGCGGTTAGCTCTGTCGGGTTATCGCCGTTGGTCCCGTTAACAGCGTTGATAAAAGCCGCTGTACCGACCATGTTTTCGCGCATTAGCTGATCTTCAGTTTCTTTTAAACACTGTGAAAGTAAATCAACAGTTTCAACCAAAACTTTGTCTTGGTTAATTAAAAGAACCTGTTCAGTTAAAGCTACAAATCCGCCATACCATTGTAATTGAACATCAGTATCCAATCTAGTTAATGGAATCGGCGCAGGATTAACACCGCTAGGACCTAATGGGACTGGCTGTGTTGGAAGGTTATCATAACGCGATTGGCGTAAGATATTACCTTGGTTTTGCTCCATGGAAACATACATGTTCCCGACGTGAGCAATCAAATTGGGATGGGGACGCGCAAGAAGGCGCATGGCCATCTGCGTGTTTACCTCTGGGGGGAGGTTGGTGAGTGTATTCATTAGCGGCTACCATAGGGTATTACCGCCCGCGTTTGATCCTCATAGTCTCTGCGTGTATTTCGGCAGCCTGCTCTTTTGTGAGCCTTCCGAAGCCGCTTAGCCCTGAAATCGTTTGGCTCCTAGGGATTGCATTAGGGGACTTGGGTTTGCTTTGGTTGTCTGCCAATTTAGCCCTTTCCTCTGCTACTATCCTTTGAGTTGCATTCGATTTCTGCTGTTGGTTTTGGAACGCTGCACTTGCCGTAATGATGGCGTAAGCTGCTGCGAGGGGATCGCCAGAAGCCATGACAGATTGATGCACGAGCGGATTGCTTTTGATAATCTGGTCTATGTTGTCGGACGTCATCACCCGGTCAAAGTCAGAGTATTTTTTACGAGCCTGTTCTTCAAGATAGGCGGGGTCGCTTTTCTTTTTCTGTTCGATCTTATCGTAAGTCTTTTCGATAGCCCTGGAGACTTTCTTCTCTAGCTGGCTACCAAAGTTCTCACTATAAGGGTCGATTGGCTCGTCTTCTTCCTCTTCCTGGGGCTTTTGGAAAGCCTTCTGTAGAGTATAAGCTAACTCTTCCTTCTCACGAGCTAGGCGCTCGATTGCAGCCTTTTGGTCCTTTAGGAGTTTGTTGACCTCTCTCCAGTTCTGGGCTTGGGGGTCCTCTTGTACTTGAGCCTCTACAGGTGCGGCGAGTTCCTGTTCTGTTGCGCCTATGGTTTCTTCCATGTACAATTATCTCCTAATGACAGCGGCACCCTGTCTGCTGCTAAATGCCCGAAGCAATCTGCCCGATATGGCGGCACCCCATAACTGTGAATTAAAGCTTTAAGTGTAATTCAGGTCAAGTGAAACAACCAATTTGAATTTCATTGGATATATGCCTTCTTATATTGATCTTTCTGGTAAGAGAATAGGCCGCGTTTTGGTCATTTCGGACGCTGGCGTAAAAGGAACCATTCGGCAATGGAATTGTAAATGCGATTGCGGAAAGTTATTTGTTTGCTATCCCGCATCATTCAAAAGAGGACAGAAGTTTGAATGCAAGGAATGCCTTTTTGAAAGGAGACGGGGACCGGACCTAACAGGGAGAAAATACGGAAGGTGGACAGTTTTAAGACGTGAGGTCGACTCTAACAACAAAACGGTTTATTACTGCCGTTGTGATTGTGGCAAAGAAGGATTGGTGGCTAGCTACTCCTTAGGTAAGCGTAGCAAGAGCATGAGCTGCGGATGCTGGGGTCGAAAGATAAAATCCAAGTTTGCTAACCCTAGCCTATACCCTAAAGCCAGCGGACTATCGAGATCAGATTTTTATAAAATACGTACTTCTTTGATACATAAATGCTATAACGAAACTCATCCTTCCTACAAGCGTTTCGGAGCCAAGGGAATAACCGTATGTGATTTATGGAGAAACAGCGCAAAAGATATGTTTGAATGGCTAGATGGTCAGGGCTGGAAAAAGAAAGATGTAATTTTACTAAAGGAAGGAAAGGAGGAATTCGGACCTGAGTCGGTCTACTTTATTTCCCAAAACGAATTCAATTCGGACCTTTCTTCTTCCGGTGGAATTCAGGTAACCTATCAAGGAGAAACTCACTCCGTTAAGCGCTGGGCATCCATTATGGGTATATCCCCCTCTGCCTTGAGAAAGAATCTACACTCATTACCATCGGTAGATGAAGCCTTTCAAGCCAACTATCGTCATATCTGGTTTGCAAAATCACCGGATCTCATAGCTCAGGCGGTTGATATGTATAAAAGCGGAAAATCATATGCATCAGTAGCAAAGGAGTTTGGTATTACCTCTTCAGCGCTGAGATACCATCTTGTCAAAAATGATATAGAGTTGCGCGCTAGTTCTGATAAGTATTTGCACATCACAAATGATACAATCTCTGAACTGGTCGGTAAGGGACTATCCGTTTCTCAGATAGCCCGTAAGCTAAACGTCACATGGGCATGTATTAGTTACCGCATTAAGAAAATAAATGGGATTAAAAGGGACAGATCTGCTGAAATTATGCGTTCTAAAATAGCAGCCCCTTCTTCATCAGCTGCACCCAAGACAGATGTTCAGGAGTGTAGCGACTAGGATTGCGTAGCATTTCATCAGTATGGCCTATCTCTGGAAGTGCCCAACAAAGGGTAGGATATGCGTCATCATCGTCATGATAGTATAGGGTGCTATTCCACATAGCGTCGGGGCGGCTAGCTCGAGTAAAGAAGCGCAGGTTCACGACGGGCTTCTGTATGCCTGGAGGCATGGGTAATTCGACGATATGGATATATATGCGGCCACGAATGCCCTTAGACCTGGCATTATTAATAGCCTCTTCTAGGCCCTTGCAGATAGTCCTACCTAACTCAGTCATAGTGTCGCCCACTTCCTGGATGCAACCATCGTATGACTCTTCAGCTCTGATTATCTGAGTGCCAAGCGTTTCGCGCTCTGGGTCTACTGTGCTTATATATCCGTGACTTGTTTTTTCCATATCACCTTATAAAATAAATGGGCTGGGAACGCCCCAGCCCGCTGAGACTAGATCCACACATCTCAGTAAATCTAATAATGCTTTTTCTGGCGCGCAACGATAGCATCGTCTTTCTTCTCGATCGCGTACTGCTTTTTGCAATATGCTGTCTTGCTTAACGCGTGCATGTCCTGCTGGAAATTCTGCGGATATTTAAGCTTTTGCTGGTCGTAGTCTGGCTGTTTCATGCCATGACTCTTATCTGTCGTATTGCTATATGTATCAGCCACGGATAGCCTCCTCTGGCTTGGGGTTGTTAATCTGGTCGATCTTTTCTAGTATACCGATTAGCCGCTCTATTTGGCTAATATCTATATCATCTAGTTTTTTGAGAGCCTCAGCTTTACGCTCGTCAGCCAGCGCATGACTATCGGATATACCAGCAAGCATTTCCATAGCGGAGGCTTGGTTTTTGGTGGCTCCCGCCTGCTTTTCCATCCCACTAGCTCTATTGAGTGCGGATTGGCTAGCAAATAGTTCGGTCTGGACTTGCATCTGCTGATTCTGAGCTTGCGCTTGGGCCTGCATCTGCTGCATCTGCTGTTCTTCGCGTGCTTTGGCATTGGCTTTAATCTTATCTTTATTTTGTAGCGTTGAAGCTTCGAATATGTCGCTTGGGTCGATGAGCTCACCAACTTTTGGCAGGCCTGCAAGCTGGAGTAGCTGAGCAAATTCCATTTGTTTTTGAGTCGTTGTGTTAAGGCCGTCTTCCACAACGCAGGAATATTCAAAAAATGCCTTATCCCAGAATTCTTCGCTTGGCTCTTCGCCTAGGATATGCTGTATCTTACCCACGCTAAAGTCTTTTTGGATCCGATCGAGGATGCGCTCGGTGAGTATCTTTTGCGATAGGTCTAGGTTGTCTAAAAGCGTTTGCTGTCCGGTAATAGCCGACTGCTGCCTTAGCACCTCTATGATACCAACGTCGTTAGTGTCCGACTCGCCTAAACGCTCTTGTGGCATGCCTAAGATACGGTCGCTGAGCCCCATCATATCGTCTGTCGTCTTGAACGCGCTGGCGTCTATCTGTGGGGGCATGATGTTTTGTATGACTTCTGCCGGATTGTAGCCTTTCTTGATAACCCTAACCTGTCCCGCACCGGTCTTAAACGCATCCTGCTCATTAATTAGAGCATCTTCCACTACGTTAATTCCGCTCGTAGGTATGCTCTCGAGGGTGTCGAGCTGAATTTGCATGCGACGGTTGAAAAGGTACTGAGTATCCCTAGTTTTTCTCGGGTATCCCTGGAAGCGGTACGTGTAGTCGATACTTTCGGGGTCGAAATATGCAACCATCGGCACAAATGGATAATACCGGGCATAGTGCTCGTCATACATCACCCTGTCAGCTACTGAGATGCACAGTCTCACGCTTGGTATAGTCTGTTTAACCACCTCGATAAACTGACGCTCGTCCTCTGGCACCTCATTCATCAGAAATTCGTCTATATCGCGGCCTTCTGGAAGTTCGCCAGCCTGTCGCGTACCAAGATGGTGTATCATGGTCCTTTCGCGCTCAGACATATAGTAGAACTGATCGACCGCGAAGTTTGTCTTACTTCGGTATTTGACCTGATATGCCTCTGGCATAAAGGAAAACCGGATATCCGCATTCTGCGAAGGGCGCATTGACTCGATCTCTTTGGCCCTGTCTGGTAGCATAGCCTTGATCTGTATCATGCTCATATATTCACGAGCCCATAGGCCTTGGCAATCGCTAAGGTCCATTTCCTGCCACCAGGGGTCCATGATAAATGTCGAGCTGGGGAATGACTTTATCTTGATGTCACCCGAAAATGGATCGTCCGTATCATCACGCCATACTTGCATGAGACTTAAGCCAGTCACCAGGGTGTTGTAAAATGCCGTAGATATCTTCTCGAGGATGTTATCTCTCTGAAACACCCACATGAGAACCTTGGTGAGCTGCGATGCTGTTAGATCGCTACCCGTATTTGCGGGCACTACAACGCTACTCTTGCGGCCCTTACGCTGTATCCCCACCATCTGCTGTATCTGGCTATGGATGATGTTGAAGATAAACTTCTGTTCTTTATAGTAGGGGTTGGCGAAATAGTTTAGGTATCTTTGATCCCCTACAGCATATCTACGGTCGATATTTGCCTGTGTCCAAAATCCCTGAAACTTGGGCAACCACGCATCGTAAGAGGTCTTCATCCTTTGGGCTAACTCGCGCGTATTACCGTCTAAATAGCCACTAGGATTTATCACTTACCACACCTGCTGCATTGGGTTGAATTGAGGTTTGTCACCATAATAGCCCTGATCTTCTTTTAGGCGCTGCCAGTTGCCACGGCTGTGTGTACCCACCATACCGGTCTTGATAGCGATACAGAGATAGCGTAGGGCGTCCGCAGAGTGGCTTGCCCACGAATGATCCGGTCTATCACGCAATACCTTAGCGTTTTCGTCAAATTCGTAATGGTATTCTAATAAACATTTTAGTAGATAGTCGCATTTCACCGCATCGAAGAAGAGTCTCCCGAACACAACCCGCGCCATCTCGATGCTGCTGTCTATCGTGTAGTCGAGGGGTATAGGGGTCATATCAATGCCTAACTCGCCAGCTGCGTGTATATACGTGCCTCCTGTGACAGCATTGCGATGCTTGGCATCGTGGGGGACAAAATGACCGCCATAGTTAGCAGCCCAGGGCTTGGTTTTGCATAGATTAGTGTAATGGCTTAGCGCGTGACCGCTGTTTTCATAGTGGTCTATAAGCAAGATAGAGTCACCGCGCAATTGGAAAAATATAATAGCCGTGCAGTCGCCTACCCCGATATCCCACGCAGTATATACCAATAGGCTAGGATCATATGACACAACCCCTATTCGGTTTTCTCGCCTTGCATCGGCCATTTGTCGACCAAAGATGGCTCCCTGGACGCCACAATCGAAACTGCACCAAAATTCCTGTTGAATAAGATCTTCTGACATACCTCCTCGGCGCTCTTCTTCAATCGCTGCTGCGCTGACTGCCCCGGTATTCTCAACCGTGAGCGTCTGACAAAACCAGTCTGGATTGCCTTTTGCCATCTCAACCAGGTCGTGGAAGTGATTTCGACCTCTTGGTGTCCCGTTGAAGATAGCCCACCCTTCGTTCTCCGCAAGGATTGGGCGAATGTAATTCCATGATCTAGGATTCTGTAGGCTAAATTCGCTGAAGATGGTTCCCACTGGGTTTGTTCCCACGTTGACAACCTTATCCGTTCCCGCAAGACGTAGTATGGAGCCATTGTACATCTCGATCTTCATTTCGGTTGAGTTCAGCCGCTTGATTAAGCGCTCTGGTATGTAGTCCAGGAAGCGTTTGCCGGCCTTGTCTGCTCCGTCCCAAATGACTTTCTTGGCTAGCGAAGCTGTTGGGAAATAGTAGGTGTATGTTCCTAGCCTACCTGTGCACGCCTCTGTGACCGCGTAGTTCCAGCATAGCAGGTCCTTGCCTGCCCTACGATGCCACACTATCACCGCCCGCTTGCCCCCCTGGTCCATGTACCGCCATAGAGGTAGCTGATATGGCCTCGGCTCCAGTACCGGCAAGCGGATCGTCGGCGAGCTGGGAGGTGGTTGGCTGCGGCTCATATGATACCCTCTGCACGATGACGGCGGCATCGACCTGTATTTTACTGTTGGGGGTCTGGTCCAGAACGTATTGTCCTAGGTGTATGAGCATGCCGCGGTCTTTTTCTAAAGCTAGCTCTTGCTGTGCCTTTCTTAATAGTGCCTTTCCAATAGATTTCTTAGTGTCTGCATAATCACTAAAATTCATTCCTAGGTCTTGTTTACAACGGTCTAACAAAGTGTTATAACCGATATTAAGAATAGCAGCTATTTCGGTTCCGGGACATTGACATTCGAGGTATTTTCCGACCTGGTCCCAGTCGATTTTTTTAGGGGGAACACCCTTTTTCTTGTTGCTCTTATAGTCAGGGTTGACTTTTCTAGGCACGCTTCCTCTCCGTAAACCGTTGAGTTTTAAGATACGCAATATTTTAAAATAGTCAAGGTTTTATTTTTTTGTGTTTTATTACGAAAGTCGTTGTATTAAATTCGTGCATATCATATATTGATGGTATCGAAGCAAAAATCGTGTGCAAGCCTGGTACGTGTAACGACCGGGGGACTTGAGTCGAGAGAGTAACGGAGATGATGAGGGTAAGTTAATAACGAGAGAGACGGAGAGAATAAAATGTGTGTTTTTACCAATCATGTGTTTGAGAAGTACGCCAAAGCTAATGGAGTTGTAGAACTAAATGGAACAGAGATAGCGATATGCCAAACTCCATACATCGACGGACACAGCGAAGTGCATTTTAAGGCTCGGGGTGTGGATCATAAGCTAAACGAATACGAAGTCAGGTGGCGCATTAAAGATGAATATGAGTCCATTCCAGACGAAGAGGATTGCTGTGACTGGTCCGACTATAAGGTAAGAAAAGTATAAGACGCCCGCACCTTCGGGGGTTTATTTCAACAAACGGGAGACGGGAAAATGACCAAGTTTAGCTACGTGTATGAGATTACATATCGAACGCAGTGCGGGGGTAAGGGTGTTTTTTGCACAACATCTAGCCGAGAAAATTTCACCCCTGCATATGCTCAGTCAGTGTTGGATGGATCATTGTATCGCGGTTGTGTGGTGTCGGAAGTAAAACAAGTGTCTAAGAAGGAGCGTAAATCATGAACTTAACCGAATTGCACATAATCAGCGCTGAAAAATTTATCATGGACCTGATGGACAAAAATAAAGGGTGGTTAGAGATCTGCTACGATGCGTGGGGTAAGCGCGATCTAGTTGTGGCAGTTGCCAGCCTAGAGGTAGAGGCCGCAGAAATGGAGAATGAGGACGATGTTATCATAGACGGGGACATCGAGGATGCGTTAAACGTGATCCTAGATCAGTTGGAACAGGATGATAGGGACGCTATGGAAATACAGAGGGAAGAATCAATGATGAGGGGGTGGTAATGCAACCGGGAGAGATAACCAATTTTTATGAGACCGGTCAGACGGTTATGTATGCTAATTGCCTTTTGACATTTATGGAGCCGGAAGTGGTGATTAGTTGCCCAGTATTGCCGGACAAGTGGCAAGAAAGGATAAAACGGGATGCCATCGAGTACGCCAAGTCCCAGGGATATGTATATGTAAAGGAGGGGGTGTAATGCCGCTCTACCTTATTTTGTGCGACTGGAATCCGAACATTTGCAAATCTGAGGTGGCGAGCATGCCGTACAATATAAAACCGTTCGAGGTATTGTATACATCGAGCGAGTCAAAAGCCCAATTTTACATGCACGTAGACACATCAAAAACGGACATTATATACCGGGTATATTACCTGGGTAAAGAGCTAACAAAGGAGGGTTTGAATGGAAGAGCTTAGGGTGCAAATCGAGCAGGTGCGTCAGCATTTGCTGATGATGACATCTCAAAAACGCGTGCTGATAGATGAGACATACGGGCTCGAACATGAGCTGGACAAAACCCGGGAGGAGATCCACGGGATATCCGAAAAATATTGGATTGAGATGTTGAGACTGGATAGGTTGGAGAGAACTTTAAGAGGCATGTTGGAGGAAAAATAATGCATAAAGGCGTCAAAACCTTCCCCCATTGCTTCAAATTGTGACAGCCCGTACCATCATGCCGGCACTAACCGGGAGATTGATATGCACAGGCTAATGCAGATTAGACGGGATCGGGAACATGTGCGGCAGGTGACTAATGGTCTACTTGCCGTTTTGCTTCTGAGTTGCTGCTTTTTGGCACTGTGAATATCCATCGGGTTTGGGCTTTTGGTCTTTGATGGGTATCTGCACGGTGCGTTCGTTATTTTTTGGGTTTTTGGTTCGGTGGTCATGATATGGCTGACTGATGTGTGTGATTATACCGATGCAGAAAATGGCTAATGCCATCATACCAGCTAGCATTGCAATTTGCATTCCCTCTCCCTCTGATAGCTTACACATTTTTCCAATCCTTAATTAAGCACCATCCCCAACAAACAATATCATCCTTTCCATCAGACGGGTGATGTTGAGTCATAACGGCAGCATCCTCCTGAAAATCATAGAAAAAATACCCAGTATCTTGGTGTCCATTCCATAGGCGGAAAATTATCTTGTTTCCTACCCTAGGAAATGAATCGGGCGCGGATTGCCATGTTTCAGAAAGTTCCATCAGATCTCTCCGCATTACGTGTTAGTCCAGACATGGGGGTTACTTGAGCTTGAGTAAATGGGGGCGAGGAAGTCGGCGCGGAGTAGGTTAGGGCGTGTAAGGTGTCAATATCGTTAGCTATAAACGTGTCGTCAGATGTCACGAGGATTTCGGTGTCTAGGCCTGGAATAGACATGCCATATTCTGGTGGCACAGTGACGGTCACTATGTACCCGGTAAGATAGCCGTGGTCCTCGGTGGTCGTTACTACGGCGGCGGTGGCGTTTGACACGTGGCTAATCAGCCTAGTCTTGGGGATAGGGTCTGAGCCGAATGTGTAGCTATGGGGTAGCAGTGGTCCCACACCGTTCATGGCTGATCCGTTTTGGGGTTTGAATAGAGCCTTCTTGCCATTTTGATGTTGTCATCCAGTATCGTATTCCCGTCATCTTCCACATCGGGCACAACTATTAGAAGCCAGTGTTTCAAACATCTAACACAGCAAAAATGCAGGTCGTCTGTGCATCTGGCCGAGAAAGTACACATCGTCTCGGGGATACATCCGTTTTGGCAGGCGTCGCACTGAATCATTATTTTTTCTTTGCTTTTGGTTTCATTTTCATGGCCTTGTCACATTTTTTGTCGCGCTTAACATCCATTTTTACGAGCTTATTCATTTTTGAATCCATCGTCTTTTTTGCTGACTTGATCGCTTTGTCCATTTTTCACCTGCTGTTGGTTTGTGTCTTTTCTATCAATTGCTGCCTTTTCAAGCCACAGTCTTAGACACTCGTAGTGACAAAAATGCAGGTCATCGGAATGCTGAGACGATGTTGTAACCACATCGTTAGCGTAGCACTTATGCCGGCACAGATCGCATGTGTATCGTTCGGGTTTAGTCATCTTCTACCGTGCAGTTTTCTTTGGGCTCGTTTACCATACAAACTTCTGTACCGTATCCCCATTCCTCTGGTGGTACGTTGGAGTATGCCACCAGGTTTGGGAATTCGGGATCTGTAGACGGGGTTCTATATTTCCAATGTTTGCCGTCCAGAAAGTATGGGCTCATAAATTTATACCTATTTATACAGGGTTATACCTGGTTTTGAGTATAACCGGGTATAAACCGGTATAGCTCAATCCTGACTCTCTTTTCTTTAGCACTCTCCTGCGCATAGTGCCAGGTTATTTGATCCGTGTTGTCGGCCTGTCCTGGAGCATGACCCGGACGGAGCCAGTCGGCTATGGCATCGACGACGGCACCAAATGCGCAAATTAGGTTATCGTGTGAGTCGAGCTTGCGCGGGCTGCATCGAATTAGTCGTACGATGATAGGGAGTTCGGGCCTTGGGAGGCTACGCACCATCAGGGTTACGACGCCCTTTTGCGCTTTGTCGCGCCTGTAGGTCTTCGACCAGTGATCCCTCTTATTGGCGATGGTCGGCAGCTCCATGGGGATATCAACCTCACCTATTTTTACAGGAACTTCATTAGCTTGGTCGTGTTGCGTTATCTTATCGCTAGACATCTATCCACCGCTCCCGCTCCTTTTTATTCGATCCTGAGCTATCCTTGTGCGTTTTTGGACTATTCCGCCAACCTGACAGGGCTTTCTTCCGGCCAAATTGTTCTTTTTCTGGTTTTCGCGGACATTTTCGATTAAACATTTTTTGCATCGAGATTGACCCGCGTAGAAATCCCCATACTCCTTGAGCCACTCGCATTTGGGGCACCGTCGCCCGCAGATGGTATCCCACTCCCCGTCTAGGTAAACACGCAGGTAGAGGTTAGGACATTTCCCCTCTACGATCACCTTCCTGACCCTGGAGGATATATCGTATCTAACCAGTTTCGTTGTATGTGGGATCTCGTATACTTTTTCCGACACCTAACCACCTAACCTTGAATCAATTTTAGACAAATAATGGTTAAACATCTCTAGGAACCTATCAATTGGGACGTCCAGCCTGACCGAGTTTTCGCCCTTCAACACGCTGAACTTAACCACTGTTTCCAGTATTTGAACGCCTGATATTTGTTTTTCCTCTACGATAGCCCTTGCATACTCTGCATTCATTGCCATTTGCTCTTTGTCGCCTGCATCATCGCGGTTGTACATTCCCACGAGGTAAGATTCATGGTTCCGGCACTTATCCAGCTTCCCAGCTTTGCCTTTTTCTAGGTAGAGATCTGCATTATCGCTTAGTCGCTTGATTTGCAGTTCGTCCATTTTCTCCATTCGCTTTAGGAGTGAGGCGGATAACCGGCTTCCATCCCAAAGCTTGAAGTCCTTCCATTGCGATCTTTTCCTAACCTCAGGTTTGACATCCGAAGAAAGCTCATCGACAAAAAAAGAGCTATCCTCTTCCGGCTTCTTTTCTTGATAGCTTCTTTTCTTAGAAGAAGCTTCTTTAGGAGAACTTCGCTCTACAGTATCTTTACTATATGAGTGATCAGGGGATTTTCCTGTTCTCGAACAGGGGATTTTCCCACTATCGGCCAAACCATGCTGTGAGGGCGTTTCCTCTGGGGATTTATGTGTTTTTCCCTGTGTTTCCGCACTCGATCGAGGGTTTTTCCCTCTTTCGTAAGACTTATTTGAAGTGTCTAGTAAGGATTCATCCGTAACCGTATACCAGTTTGTCTTGTCAAACTTGTCAAATCTTCCATCCGACAATGGTTTGCCAAACTGTTGAACGTAAATGTAACCAAACTCTTTTAATTTTGACACTCCGTCTTGAAGAGCGTCCCTACCAAGATATGGCATCATATCAGCCATATAGTCATAGGACTGGTATGTCCATGTGTGCCCCTGTACTTGGGCTTGCCCGGTCTTTTTGTTATGCCTGCACCAGTAGAGAATATGATTATAAATTACAGCGGCGGGGAGGCCACATTGAGAGGCTATAGCTACATTGAAAGCGTGACTCTCGGTGGATAGATGTCTAACAGGGTTGACATTATCTGAGGGTGTGTTATACTCTTGATGAGTCATGAATTTTCCTGCCAAGGTTGTTTGTGATTAGTCATGAAAATAATCTCGTTGTTGTGATTTGATTTTCTGGCAAGCCCGAATGAGCGACAACTCACTTCGGGCACCCTCATTTCCGGGGGTCACCACATTGGCGGCCTCCTCAGAATAAGGGGTTCAGCCTATTCTTGAGGCGAAATCTCTTCAAGCATTTTGTTATACATGTTTTGATCAAACTCGCTGCCTTCCATATTTTCGGCTATGTAAAGCCGAAATTCTTCATGCGAAATTTTCGGGTCATAAATCATTTCATGCAATTCTATCATGTTGGCTAATCGACTCGCGCGCAACGATTCAGCGTTATAGTGTCTTCTAAAAGTAGCGTCACGATACTTTGCAAGATCTTCCGACATAGGTTCCCTATATTTAATTGTTTGTGTTGACTGTAAGGATAGGGATATGCTATGATCTAGACATACCTTATCCGGTATCCTTTACCCGACACGTTGTATTGCGTACGTTGTGTCGGGTTTTTTATTGTACTCATATTCAGGGATTTAAGTCAAGGTAAGTCTGGCATTTTGTCTAACACCTTCTTTATGCGATTAGCATCGAGCATAACGAGTTTAAGCTTCAGCCTTAGGATGCTTTGCAAGTTTGAGCCCGTTTCGATACCCATGAGCGTTAGCCTTTCTGCTTTTTCGCATAGCAGTTCTAAAAAGTCGCGCTCTTCCTCGGTGATTTCAAGATTCATCTGCCCTTCTCTGTTACGTCTTCGCGGGGTAAGGGATTATTAGGAAGCACATATACGCGACCCTTAGAAAGATCAACCATGTGGTCCCTGCTACTATTTCGCAGATACTCTGTAGCGGCTTTCTTATACTCTACGGAAACCTGGAAGTCTATGTATAGACCATAGAAAAAAGCAATTGGCAAGAAACATATGAAAATAACGACTGCCATGGCCAAGAACACTTTTATTATTTCGATCATTTTTCCTTCTCTGTTACGCCTTTGTTTCGCCCATTTTTTTCTATTCCTTTTTCGGATGATGTGAGCACTTCCTTTCTCCTGTGGGGCTAAAAGGTCGTAGAATTATTTTACTCTTCATCCTCCACGAGCCTGTAAATGCCAGGCGTCTCTGTTTGGACAAGCACAATTCGGTCTTCCCTTTTACAGTGTCTGAGTATTTGCTGAATATCGGATGAGCTATCAAACACCATTTCCCCATTTTCCCTAGCCAGGAATGCCCTGGCTCTATTCTTTATCGATAGGGCAAATTCTTCTTCGCATTTTCTAAGATTATTTAGATTCATTCACCCTCCTCCTAGCACAACCCCTCTTTCATAAATCGTTCCTTTAGCTCCGTTTCGGCTCTCAAGTAATTCTGTAGGGAGTAAGATATGTTTTCTAAGGGGTCGCCTTCCATGTCGTAAAACCAGACCTACTTTTGGGGTTTCATGTCTCTAAATCAGGGGTGTTTTCACCTTGGATGCATGTAGTAACTGGGTACATCGACCATCTCTAATCCCTAAGTTGATCTTGCATTAAGTCAGCAACCAAATTTAGGTATCGGGCTAACTTTCGAACCTCGTGAGGTAGGGTTATCACTTCTTCGTAAACTAGCCGCCCTGATTTACACAGTTCAATTTCCAAAGTTCCCCTGTCATGAGAATACTTGAGGTTCATATGTTCATTGGTTTTCTCATTGATCTTCTGGATGACCAAATTGTCGATAATAATCACTTTTGCTAACCTCTATTTCGTTGATAAGTTTCTTTTGTGAGAGAGTGTCAGGGTGGGTACGGATGCTCACCCTCTCTTTTTCTTACGACCATGATTCATACCCCGGTGTTTCCCATATCATCGTTTCAGTACTCTCCAGAAACGCTCTCTCGTCATCCGTCACTTTTTCAGAGTTATATTTTAACCGAAACCGAATAGCCTCCCTGATAGAATATAGAGTGTGTACGATATCCGTCACGTGTGTGTGGATCACAATGCGTTCCCTATCCTCATCTGCGTCGAAATCAAAGATCACCCTAGCCATATCAAGTGTCCCCATTTAAGCATGAAACCCGTCCACATCATAGCACATGTAAATCCGTTCAGAATTAAGCAAAACTCGTCACAAACTTTCATTCTATAAAAACAGGTGATAATAAAAAAAATAATAGTTGATAATATGCACACGAATAACGGAAGAAAGAATTCAATCATATCTTATCCTCAGGCGGATCTTGCAGCTGCATCCAGAACAAATTTTCTTCAAAGACCCCGTCTGTTCTACACATAAACGTGGGCTTGTTTAGTAATGGATCCCAATTGAATTCGCATATGTAGAACCTTCTATCCTGGAAAACCACATAACTTTTTCCATCATCCCAGGTTAGAGGAAAAGATCCCTGTGAATTAGTCCAATACATTATGGCTCCTCAGGAGGTGGAGGAAGCGGCGTCCAGTGGGTCACCAGTCTATCTCTTGTGTCCTTAAGAGATTTGTCGTCATCGTCCATCCACAAGTTTGGTTCTAAAAATGCCGCTATATGAATGCGTTTTTCAACTCCTTTACGACGCCTTAAAACCAAAACATAGACCAATCTATCGGGAAGCCGATCTTTAACACTAATCCAGTCCATGGCACCCCGGTTTCTCTGGCGGTTTTGAAATAGACCTCGCCTTCTCAACAAGACATTCATTAACACAATAATTGAAGTAATCCGACAAAATTTTGACGGTTTCATGGTTTAGATTCCCATCACCGAAAACCATATGAAAGGCTATGTCTCTAAGAGAGCGTTGGTAGTTCCCTATGTATTTTTCAGATTCCATGACATCCCGGCTCGTTTAGTTGTCCTACATGTATCCCTGGGCCTTGTGGATCGGTATAGCGCGGGTCTAACGCCCCTATCTCGTCCCATGTTACGGTAGTGACCTCGTCGTACATCACTCCATCATCCTGACAGCATTGTAGGCTCACACATGTGAGTATCGTAATAGCCCAAGCTCCCGCGCATAACCAAAGTTTGTCAGTTGTTTTCATCTTTTTCTCCCTCTATTTTAAGACTCAATCTTTCACAAATTTGACGAATTATGGCTTCACCGATTTCCTGAGAGACATATACGCAATTAGGACTAGGTTTTTGATAAACTTCAATCATGTAGCCCATCCCTTTTGAATCTGTCATGGGCAATATCTTGACCGACATGCGTAAGGGTTTTTTATTGTCCATTCCCACCTACCAATTCGTTTTTACTTAGGAAGTCAACTACCTCCCTGGTCAAAGACTCGCAATCACTCCGATAACAAGCCGCACTGTCGAAAGCTTTTAGTGCCCTATGAGCATCTTTAAGTTGTTCTAGCACAAAGGAAATGTCCCTTATTTTATCTTCCAATTCTCTTTCTAGGATGTAAAATTCCTTACTCATTTTTCACCTACCGATTCGTTTTGAATATGGTTTTTCTTCCTAGGTATCCAGGGCTCTTGCACCCTATTTACCGTAACACGTGCCGCGTATTTTTCCGGCAACATCAGTTCCTCCATGGTTATGACACCGTCGCTAGCCTCGTGGATTTGATTAGCCACCCTCAGGCTGCACCTTTCTTTGAGATTGGCTACTTGGCTCAGGTGCTTACAGGATATGCCTGCTTTGGCCGCAAATTGCGTAGAGGTCATGTTGTTTTTTTGACAATATTCTTTGATATGCATGGTTACTCCTATGATCGCCCACTATACGACATTCGTTAAATTGTTGTCAAGGCACGATTTTCGTTTACTACATTTCGTAAATGTGCTATGATTTGGGAAAACACACACCCCTGGGAGGGTAGAATGGGCGCGGAAATAGTACCTTGGAATCCATCTTCTTTTTTGTCTGACGTAACAGCGATGGAGGAGGTTAGCAAGAAGCTTGCTAATACAAAACATTATAGCAAAATGGGAGCTGACGGTGTGTTTGCAGTTTTGCAAATGGCTCAGGTTGTTAAGATGGACCCTTTGTGGGCACTAAACGATGGCATGTACTATGTGCAGGGTCGCGTGTCTCTGTCCAGTAAGGCTCTAACAATGATGATAAGACACGCCGGCCACAGCATTACAAAAGACGCCAAGTCCACTAAAACACACGTCATACTCCATGGACGCCGTAAAGACAATGGTGACACATGCACGACATCTTTTAGCGTGCAGGATGCGCGGGATGCGGGGGTTTATAAGGCGGGTGGCACCTGGGACAAATGGTCTGAGGACATGTGTTTTGCTAGGGCCGCGACTAGGCTGTCTAAACAGCTGTTTAGCGACGTCACTAGCGGCATGTCAGTAGAGGATCACGTAGACGCTGTTATTCAAGAAGCTGAATCGGAGTGGGTGGGATCGGCTAAAATCACTCCCGAACAGGCTGCCGAGCTAGACAGGATGATTAATGGAGATGACGCGTTAAGGTCCAAAATGCTTTCGTTCTACTCGATCTCTAGCTTAGGTGAGATGCCAATCCAGTATTACCAGCAAGCATACGACACCATCTTTGCTAAGACATCGCGTAAATCTGTAACGTCACAGCCGTCACAGGCGTCACCGAAGAAAGAAGAGTCAGTGTCTGAACCGAGCAAGTTAGAAGCGTTAGCGTCTGGTTCTTATGCAGATGCTAAAGAAGCTCCGTCCGTGTTCGATGAGGAGGTATAGGTGATTCTCAGACAAAACACACCCGAATGGTTAGAGGTAAGGAAAACAAAACTGGGGGCTAGCGACGCCCCCGCCATCCTAGGTATTAGTCCATATAAGACTGCCTATCAGCTATTCCTGGAAAAGATGGGTCTTGTGCAGGATGAGGACACGTATCAGTTAAGCTATGGCGTCTTTTGTAATGCTGTGGCCGGCGTGTCTTATCATCATTGTTAGAGCCTTACTGGACAGAGACACGCGACCCTGCACATAGTACATGC